AACCTTCAGAGCGTAGCTGATGAAATCGGCTACAGCTATACAACGATAACAGCCCTTATCAGCGGCCGTATCGTAAAAATCCATGTGACAGCAGATGCCCGAACGCAGAAGAACCGAGATCCATATATACCTGCGAATGGTGCAAAGAGCCAATTTATGAAGGTGACAAGTATATGGATACTCCAGAAGGTCCGATTTGCAAAGATTGTATAGAAGGCATGAGTGTAACAGAATTTTGCGAGTTGATTGGAGAATCATTCAAAACAGCAGAGAAGGAGGAAGAATAGGATGGCAGATCAGACAGGAATGCAGCTGGCAGAGCCACAGGAAGCGCCAGCCGTTCCGGTAGTAAAACAGGTGAAGCAGTTGCTTTCACAGGATAAGATCAAAGAGAAATTCGGGGAAGTCTTAGGACAGAAAGCCCCTCAGTTTATGGCTTCGATTACAAATACGGTATCAGGAAGTACACAGTTGAAGAAGTGCCCTGCAAATTCAATTATCGGAGCTGCATTTGTAGCGGCAACATATGATCTTCCGATAGACAGTAACCTTGGATTTGCGGCAATCGTTCCGTATAACGAGAGCGTTTGGAATCCGAAGAAGAAAGACTGGGAGAAAGTTCCAAAAGCTCAGTTCCAGATGATGTACAAAGGCTTCATTCAGCTGGCAATCCGGTCCGGATATTACGAGCGAATGAATTATGCAGTGGTATACAAGGATGAACTGGAATCGTACAACCCAATAACAGGCGAGATTAAGTTTGTGGAAGATTTTAGTAATTGCAAGCAGAGAGATGCTGGAGATGAAGCAAATGTGGCCGGATATTATGCCTGGTTTAGATTAAAGACTGGTTATAGCCAGGAGTTGTATATGTCGAAGAAAGCAGTGGATAATCATGCAAGAAAGTATTCCCAGGCGTACAGATACGATCTGAACAAAGGCAAGAAGTCAAGTAAGTGGACCACAGATTTTGAGGCAATGGCACTGAAAACAGTCATTAAACTGCTTCTTAGCAAGTGGGGAATTTTATCGGTGGATATGCAGAGAGCCATCCAGGACGATCAGAAGACGTATGACGAAGAAGGGAATGGAACCTACGGCGATAACAAGCCGGATTCAGTTCCGGAATTGGAAGCACAAGATCCGTTCGAGGTAGTAGAGGAAGAACCAGAAGACATAGATATCGATGCAATGTAGGAGGGATGACACATGGTTTTGACGGCAGAGAATTATTATAGTCAGGAAGCGAATGAAGAATATATGAGCGTGTCGCAGTTCAAGGATTTCTGCGGTACATATGGGAAAATGCCTTGCGAATTTACTGCAATGGAAAAGTTGAAGGGAAGATGGGAAGAACCGAAATCGAAGGCCCTCATGGTTGGAAGTTATGTAGATTCCTACTTTGAGGGAACGCTTGATAGATTCAAAGCAGAAAATCCGGATCTTTTCAAGAGAGACGGAACGCTGAAAGCTGAGTTTGTGAAGGCAGATGAAATTATTCAGAGAATCGAGAGAGACGATTATTTTATGAAATTCATGTCCGGAAAGAAACAGGTAATTATGACGGGCGAGTTGTTCGGAACAAAGTGGAAGATTAAGATGGACAGCTACATCCCGGACATTGCGATTGTTGATTTAAAGGTTATGGCATCGATCACAAAGCTGGAATGGGTAAGAGATATTGGGTATCTGGATTTTGTGCGGTACTGGGGATATGACATCCAGGGCGCAATTTACCAGGAAATCGTTCGACAGAACACAGGTAAGAAGTTGCCGTTTTATATTGCAGGAGCTACGAAGGAAAGTGAACCAGATATCCGGATTATTCACATCACCGACAATTATCTGGCAGAAGCCTTGAATCTGGTAGAAATGAACATGGCGAGAGTCTTGGCAGTGAAGTCAGGGGACGCAGAGCCGGATCGGTGTGAGTTGTGCGATTGCTGTAGAAAGACAAGAGTTTTAAAAGCCCCTATCTCTATTACGGATTTGACAGCAGGTATCTGACATGGCAGAAAAGAAGTATTACTGGCTGAAAATGACGGATCAGTTCTTCGAGGATAAGGCAATAAAGAAGCTAAGAAAGATAGCAGGGGGCGATACCTACACAATCATCTATCTGAAAATGCTGCTGACGGCAATTAAGCAGGGAAACAAAATGTATTTTGAAGGAATCGAAGATGATTTCATGGAAGAGTTGGCGTTGGAGCTGGATGAAGATACAGATAACGTGAAGGTAACAGTAAGCTATCTGAAAAGTAAGGGCCTGATAGAAGTTCTTGGAGCAGACGAAATATTGCTGACGCAATGCGCTGAGATGGTTGGATCAGAAACGGATGCCGCAAGGAGAAAAAGATTGCAGAGAGACCGGGAACGGAATCGGGTAATAGGATCAGATCCGGCGCCTGCGTTGGAAGAAAAGCCAGAGGTTGTTGCAGAAGAAAAACCGACCAAGAAAAAAGCTGAGAATACGATCCAGTTATTTCATCGTTTAGTTGAAGATTACAATATTTCTGAGCCTGTCCGAGAAAAGATGGAAGTTTGGTTCCGATACAAGATGGAGCGAAAGGAATCATACAAGGAGCAGGGAATGAAATCATTGCTCAAGAAGACTGAGAACAATGAAGGAAGCTATGGAGCAAATGAAATCTGCAATCTGATCGAAGACTGCATGGCGAATAACTGGAAAGGAATTATCTGGAAAATCCTGGAGGAAAGAAAGCAGCAGCGACCCGTAACAAGAACTGAGCAGATACAACAGAGGGTTAGCGAGGTAGATAGCTGGTAATGGAAAGAGAAAGGACACAGCATGGCATACACAGAAAGGCAGCTTCTGCAGGAACGGCAGGCAACAGTTTTGCTATCCACAGAACTGAGTAATATGTTCAACAGGGCAATGAAAAGCGTTACCCAGGAACTGGAACGGGAATACGAACAGGAAAGGAAAAAGGCAAAGCGGGAACGAGAGAAAATGTATTCTGCCAGAAAGGCATTTGTAAGAGCTTGCCTGGAAAGGTACCGGGCATCTCCAGAGGGAACTCCGATCAGGACCATGATAGACAGTCTGATCATAGCGAACAGGGACTGTTCTGACTTCTCAGAACGTAACAGGATACAGCATAACGCCATCGTGCTACGGTATATCATCGGGAACGAACTGCCGGACATAGAGATTTGTCGGCGGCTTCACATCAGGATAGACTCCCTAGAGAGATACATAGAACGAGCAATCGGGGATTTGACAATCCTGTTTTATGGGATAAATGGCATTGATCCAGATTGGATAGGGGGAACGTATGTCTGAAATGTCACCCCTAAAAAATGGCAAGTCAAATTCTCGGAACGCCCGGAAAAAGAAAGTCCGGTATTACATAGGCAAAAAGCAATATGTTCCGGGAGAATCAGATCTTCTCTGTGCGACCGAGCATGACAGCTTCGGGAATGGCGGGACAAAAAAGCTCTACCGTACCGGGAAAGGCTCGTATTTTCTTGTGAGCGAGTATGAGGGAAACGAGACAAAGATTCAGCTTATGGACGAGCAACAGGCATTTGGCTTTATGGACGAGCATACCGCCTGCATTGATACGGATACCTACGACAGGATTTTTGGCATACCAGAGAAAGGGTAATGTGAGCGTATTTGCCATTTTAAGGGCTTAACCCTATCAATTCCTCATGTGACACGATAAAAACGCTTCCTGCCCCGGTAACGGCTTCACAGGCATATGAAATAAAAATGGGCTATCCATTCTCGGACAACCCACCCATCACAACCAGTGCCAGCACATGACACTTAAACGTTAATTTGGTTATGTGATTATACAGCCTATTTCTATCTGCGATTCAAAGGATAAGTCACAGCATAGCTTTTGTCAAGAAAGGAAATTACGAGAAATGAGTGATTTTGTATTATTTGCTATCATCACCGCCGGAACCATCACCGGGAATGTCATAGCGAGAGTGATTGACCGGGAATGGACAGCAAGGCATGTCAGAAAACAGAACAGGGAATGAGACTGCAGCGTCTGGAAAATCTGATAAACGGCAATGAAAAAAGCACCCAGGCCAATATTCTGAGTGCTTTTATTGGGTTTATCCCCACAAAAAGGTGGAAAATGTGGGAAACATCCCCGGTTTACAGATCCAGGGAATTGAAATCTATCTGCAGGTCCGGATAGATCTTGACAGGAACGGAATCCTGGAACGTATAGGTTTCGACACTGAAATCTGTCTGCTCCAAATGGTAAACCAGGATCCTCTCCCTGGACGGGTCTACAATCCAGTATTCCCGGACACCTGCATCAGCGTAAAGGTTCAGCTTCATCACATAATCGTGACTGGAATTGCTCGGGGAAACGATTTCAATGATCCAGTCTGGGGCTCCGGTACAGCCCCGGTCAGTGAGTTTGTTCCGGTCACAGATCACGCTTATGTCTGGCTCGACAATGGTTTTACGGTCTTCTCTCAGCTTGACAGCGAAGGGAGCGGGGAACACACGACAGGGACCGCCTTTGCTACGGATATAGTCCCGGATCGTTCCGGCAAGCTCCATGAGTATTGTCTGGTGGATTCTGGAGGGGGCGGCCTGGTTATAGATCAGCGTCCCATCGATCAGCTCTGCCCGGATATCTTCCGGCAAATTGTAATAGTCAGCTTCAGTGTAAAGTTTGCTCTGTGCTAATGGCATATAAAAGCCTCCTTCCTGCTATGCTTCGTTTGTTTTAGATACGGCTCTATCAGAGTCTGCATTTTTCAGATCTTCCATACCGAGATATACGGTTTGCCCGTCCTGTGTCCTAATGGACAGTTCGCAATTCAGCGTATCACAGATTTTGATTAAATCGGACACTGAGAAACTGTCACGAGAGAATTTGTTTCTCACTCCCTGGTCAGACATTGCGAGACACATTGAAAGGTCAGGGATTTTGTGATTCGTAAGGTTTAAGAGAGCCCTCATTTTGTTTGCTACAGACATGATTTTTACCTCCGTTTTGTGTGCTTTGTATTGCTTATGATTAGAATATAACACATTTGATTATTGCACGTCAACACAAAAAAAGTATGTAAAACACATTTAGGTAAAAAATAACACAAAAACGTTATAAAACTCTTGACATATATACACATATATGTTATTATAATATCAAGATAAATAATAAATAACACAAAAACATTATACAAAGGCAAGCGAAGGATAGACGGAAGTACCGCAAGGGAAAACAAGAATACAACGTAACACAGGGAACGGATAAGGGAGATTGGGATTGTCAGAAGGACATAGATACTTAAATAGCCACCCTGGGCTTGCCGGAAAGGAAAAAAGATATGAGCCAGATTGAAAAACTCAACCAGAAAGTTAGAGAAATGGTAACAGAAGGATATACACCGACCGAAGCGATTTATGAGTTGGCACTGAAAGCTGGGCTTGAAAACTTTAATCCTTTCAGAGCAACAGACACAGAACTTGAACTTATCGCAAGCAATCTTTAAGAGCATACAGAAAGAGAGGGAATGAGCCATGACAGAAAGACAGATCGAGAACAGAGTGAAAAAACTGAAAGCCATTGAGAAACAGAGAAAGGACCTGGAAGCGCAGGAAAAGGCACTGAAGGAAGAAATCAAGCGGGACATGGAAAGCAAGGGTCTGGAAGAACTGAAAACCAAGAACTTCATCATCCGCTGGAAAGAGATCATCAGCAACACACTTGACAGCAAAGCATTAAAGGCAACATTCCCGGACATCTGCGAACAGTTCACGAAACAGTCCGCAAGTAAACGATTCACGATAGCTTAAAGGCAACAGGCTCCGCCCCGGAAAGGGCGGGGCAGCACCCCAACGGGGGATTTGCCAGTGCGTGAGTCCTCCGCACCGATAGAATAGCGAATTGGAGGAACCCACAATGGAAAAAACAATCAATCTTACATTGACACTGGAAGGAAGCACCGAGAACACAGAGACTGTAGGCCTGTTATTTGAACAGTATAAAGCAAGCTACAACGAAGAGAGTCCACAGAGCGAAGAACAGAAAGAGAGACTGCAGGAACTGGACTGGAACATGGAAACCCTCTCACGACAAAATCCATCAGAGAGCGCAGCGTATGCGTACCTGGGACAGCTATGTGAGAGACAGCCAGATTGGGAATATGCAAATTGACCGGATCAAGAGAGTACATATCGTGGAACTGTACAAAGAGCTTTCGGAAAAACGAAATCTGGCAACAGCTACGATCCACAGCGTCCATATCATCGTGTACGGTTCCCTGGAAGATTTGGTACAGGACAATATGATCCAGAGTAACCCGGCGGCAAAGGCATTTTCTAAGATTGAGCGCAAGGAACCGAAAAAGAGAGAGCCATTGACCGTAAGGCAACAGGAAATCTTCGTGAACTATCTTGCCAATACGGAACGATACAGAGTGTATCTGCCTATGTTTTCCTGCTTCCTGGGTACAGGAATGAGAACCGGGGAACTGACAGGATTAACCTGGAAAGACATTGACCTGGTCAACGGGATAATCAGCGTGAATCACACCATGCACTATACAGAGATAAACCGGAAAAAGTCATTCTTCGTGACTGCTCCGAAAACAGAAAGCGGAACCAGAGAAATCCCGATAGTCATGGATCTGCGAAGGCAGCTCCTGCGACAGAGAGAGTATGATCTTGCAACTGGCATCCATGGAACGGCTCAGATAGACGGATATACAGACTTTGTATTCCACACAACCAAGGGCACACCGTATTCGACTGCAGGAATTAACCTGCTCATTACCCGGATCGTGAACCGCTACAACAAACAGGAAACGGACCGGGCAGAGAAAGAGCATCGTTCTCCAGAACTGCTCCCGAACTTCTCCCCACACATCCTCAGGCATACCTTTTGCACCCGCTTCTGTGAGAACGAGAGCAATATCAAGGTCATACAGGAAATCATGGGCCACCACGATATAAAGACCACAATGGATATTTACAGCCATGTGACAAAGGAAAAGTCCCAGGAAATCATGAACGAACTGGGAACGAAAATAAAGATCTGTTAAGCAAGAGAGCTTGTGATCCGGAACAAAACCCGGCACAGGCTCTTTTGTTTTGCTCAAATGTTGGTACAAATTCAAATGCGGATATAGGAAAAGGATAAACAGGTACAAATAGGCAAAGTCCGAGAAACCCAGTAAAAATGCGGCATACGGCAATCGGTGGAAAGGGATAAATTTCACTCAGTCCTAATGCAGGGATTTATTTATGGATTCAAAGTATTTGAGATACTTTTAAATAGAGAATTAGCCACAGCATAGGAGGAGAAAAGCCATGGAAGAAAGAAGAGATATTGTTTATATCGGAATAGATCACATCCATACGCACCCGGAGAATCCAAGAAAGGATCTCGGAGATTTGACAGAACTGGCAGAGTCAATGAAAAAGCAGGGGTGTTTGCAGAATTTAACGGTTGTTCCGGTAGAAGGACAGCCTGGAGAGTATTATGCGTTGATCGGGAACCGCCGGCATGGAGCATCAAAGCTGGCTGGCCTGGAAGAATTGCCATGCAGGATCGCTGAAGGATTAAGCCGAAAAGAACAGTTGTCAATCATGCTGGAAGAAAATATGCAGCGCAGCGATTTGACAATTTATGAGCAGGCCCAGGGATTTCAGCTTATGCTTGATTTGGGAGATACCGAGGAACAAATTGCTGAGAAAACTGGATTCAGCAAGACTACCATTCGCCGTAGGTTAAATATTGCGAAGCTAAACCAGGATGAACTTAAAAAGAAGGAGCAGGACGAAAATTTTCAGTTAACACTGAAGGATTTATACGAACTGGAAAAAGTGAAAGATATTAAGACGAGGGATAAAATTCTCAGAGAAGCAACCAGTTCAAGAGACTTGGTGAGCAGAGCACAAGCAGCTGCAGCAGAAGCTAAACGAAATGAAAATGCAAAAAAACTGAAAGAGATGTTGAAGAAGAAAGGCATTAAGGCTGCCCCGAAGTCAGCAGAAAATGAAATTTGGAGCGGAAAATGGAATACTATTAAGGAGTATGAGTTAGACAAAGACGTTCCGGAGCAGATCAAACTTCCAAAGACAGAAGAAGAAAAATTTTTCTTAGTATATTATCGTAGCTTGAGAATTATTACAAAAATTCCAAAAGGAAAGAAAGAACTTTCACCTTGGGAAAAAGAGCAAAAGGAAAAGGATCAGGCAAAAAGGAAAATCAAAGCGATATTAAAAGAAAGCAGTGCCAGAAGAAAAGAATTTCTGGAGAATATTATTTCGGGAAAAATCAGCCCGGTTAAAGATGAATATGAAGTAAAAGAAAAGATATGGGAAGCTATGATGGCGCTTGGCAGTTACATTTATGCAAGCACAGTGCGAGATTTCTATTTGAAAAAGAGCTACTATGAATCTTCGCCAGAAGAGAAAAAAGCAGCAGATGAGTCAGCGGGAAAACTTAGTTCCTTACATCAGATGATGATTATTTTGCACAATTCAATGAAAAACTGTAATGAGCCGTATGATTACAATTTGATTTTTAATAAAAACAAAGGGGATGCGCTCTTGAAAGGATACGAAGTGTTTGAACCGTATGGGTGGTATTTTGAAGATGAAAAAGAGCAACAGGTGCTGGATGGAACATCTGAACTGTACAGAAAGGAGAAGAAAAATGGAAATTAAGAATCTGAAAATATGGCCAAGAAAGAAAAGCGACAGAGGTGGATATGCTTGTATGCCACTGAAAAGAAACGTACCAGAGGGAAAGAAAGGGTGGAAATTGACAACCTGTCCAGAATGCGGAGCCTTGTGCTGGAAGACACCTCTTTTTGAGAGCATTATGCAGACAGGAACTATACCGATGTGCACTATGTGTGCACTTAAGAAAGGACCACGGAAATGAAAGGAGATAGAAGGAAGATAGAGATCATTATGGCTAGAAAAGGAAAAAAGGGTAAAGACATTAGAATACCAAATTCAACTATGCAGAACGTCCTCGGAGGACACAATGTGCAGCCATACACGCTTGGAAAACTGGCCAGAGAACTTGGAGTGGATATCACAGAGATTATACAGGATATTGAAGGAGGAAATACAGATGGAGAGAATGAAGGTTGAAGACATGGTAAGTACAATAAAATATACCATCAGCATGTTGGGAGGACTGAATACATGAGCGATGAAATGATGCTTGTACAGAATAAAGATGGCACATTTAGTGCATACGATGATAGCTACGACGTTGTAATACATTGCGAGACAGAAGAGGAACAGAAGAAAGTTATTGAGCGTTTAAAATCCACTAACTGGATTCCTGTCAGCGAGAGATTGCCTAGCCCAGACAAACATATTGCTATATCACTTGATAACTGCGATATTCCGGCAATCGGAAGATATACGGTTGATGATGAAGGTGGAGGCACATTCAGAGTCGGAGATCAGGACGAAAGTTTTCTTGAACTTAATTTGTTTGTCAATGCATGGATGCCGCTTCCCGAGCCATATAAGGAGGGAGAAGAACATGAATGACCAGAAATTTAAACCGTGCCCGTTTTGCGGTGGGAAAGCAGAGGTCAGTGTAAATGCTCAGACATTAAGCACTAAGGTGTGTTGCAAGCACTGTGAAGTTGTTATGAAAAGGAGCTTTAAGGGGAGCAAAGAGATAAAAGAACTTTTGATAAATTTGATCGCGAATGAATGGAATAAGAGGTATGGAGATGAGACTGATTGATGCAGACAAGTTGAAGCATGTAGTGCATTGTACATATTCTGATGATTTAGAGATTCTTGAAAAGATTGACGAACAGCCGACAGCTTTTGATGTGGACAAGATTGTTGAGCAGTTAAAACAATTAAAAATGAAATACTTCTTAACAATTGCAAATACGGGAGATGCCGATAAAGATTGTGCTTATAAAAACATTGCAAATACAATTGATAGAGCAATCGAAATTATAAAAGGTGGTGGAGTTGAATGAGAGAAATTCTTTTCAATGTTTTGGATGGAACAGAATTAACCTGCATAAAGAAAGCCAAGAGACATGATCGGAGCAGACCAGTATCAGAAATGCTGCTTATGATGTTTAGATCAGCAGCAAGAGATAGGAGGCGGACATGCAGTGAAATTACGCAGGAATAATGAATATATGTTTCAAGTTGTAGAGTGCAATACTTATATGAAAAGAATTAAGGACGGAAAATATATCCGGCACTCTGAACAATACTCCGATGTTTATTACTATGTTGACGAAAATGCCGAAGAAAAGGAAAGAAAAGTAGAACCGGAAGAATGGGGCGGTAGCGATTTCGTAAAAACATATTACGAGGCAGTGGAGAAGAGATTTGTAGGCGTTGTCATAGGTATGAAGCTTATTACGCTGAAAGCAGAATTGTTTTGTGATAGTGTTTGCAGGCCAGATGGAGTAGAAGTTGATTTTGTAAACCGAAATGATATAGAGCAGAAAAAGGTTGCCATTGTAGCATATGGGTGCAATAAAACAAGGCTTGTTCCGTTGGAACAGTTAAAGATCATAAGGAAAGTAGAGGAAGGCGAGACATGAAAACAGGTAAATATGCGAAAGATGGAAGGGAGATGCAGGTGGGAGATGTTGTACACTTCAGATGCAAAGATCATCCGCTGAGCGGAAAAGGCGTAGTATTCATGGGAAAGGAAGTGGATGGCTTAGGAGAAGATCCGTTCCGCATCAGAGATACAAGAACCGGAAGAAATAATGGACGGATATACCCTTATTACGATGATGCGGTATATCGAATTGACGGAAGAGAGGGTAAGTAGTCATGACAAAGCAGATGGTTTTGAACCGAAAGATGTACAAGGAAATTAAGAAAATGGACCACCAGGATATGTCCAACTACCTGTCACGTTATTACATGAACGCATACAACCAGGGCAAGGAAGACTCCGAAGGATTGAAGGCAGATGAGCTAAGAGAAATTCTTTTGACAGTAAAAGGGATTGGACCAGCAAAAACAGAGAACATCATGGAAGCAGTCGGGAAAGCCCTCGAAGAAAAAGGGTGATGGAAATGTGGCAGCGAGGAAATGAATGCGATGACGAGTGGTGTGATAAAACCAGGAAAGGTGAACTTGCGGCAACCGTGCTGGCCGGATTCTTCTTTTTGGTGGTACTGGTAATGTTGGCGCCTGGAATAATCGCATTAAAATTACTGGACGGGGTATATGGAAAATTATATTGGAGGGAGGGTTGACAAATGGAAGAAAAGAAGGTATGGTTAGAAGTACCAAGATTTACTGGCGAAAATGTCCCAGTGAATGTAGCTGCAAGAGTAATGAAGAAAGATCCTCAGTTTGTGAGACAAGGAATCATCCAGGGATTACTCACGTTCGGAGTTGCTTTCAAGAAAGACGGAAGTAGCCAGTATGACTATTACATATCACCTATGAAATTCTGGCAGGAAACGGGTTATATTTATGACGGAATCGATGCATAAAATCGGTCTGAGAAGTGCTGAAAAAGTACCAAAATTGGTGAATAGGAAACAAGTAGGCAACAAAAATGGCGATATGTATTGATTTTGCAGGCATTACTGTTTACGTACAGGAAGCTGCTGACGCTGGCAAGTTCTAATATAAGCATAGCTTAAAATAGCGAAAAAGCCGTAAACTCAAGGGTTTGCGGCCTTTTTCTTTTTGCCTGGAAATAGAACAAAATATTCTCAAAAAGCCTGGAAAAACAGCAATAGCTAACATATATCTAACACGTAGCAATCACTCGCAGCTAATACTTTTAAAATACAAAAAAGATACCGTAAGGTCATCAGTCTTGATGAGTTTACGGTATCCTTTTTGAAGTACAAAGCGGAATGAGAATGACCGCTTTGTATTACGATTGTATTAAAAAAAGGAAGGAGACCGGGAGTTTTAACGCTCCCGGTTAAAAGTATGAAAAAGAAAAAGTTGTTTAGCAGTTGCATTTACTTGCTTGCTGTTTACAGGTAATAATATATCGAAAAAATGTGAGCAAATCGTGATGCAATTTTGAAGAATCTGTGAAACAAATTTCGGAGCAGTTCATAAAATAAAACAAAGCTGCAAGGGGGAGAAGGTTTATGGAAGCGCTTGTGAATTATATTAAACCGGAACTGCTGATCACAGCAGTTGCTTTGTATTTTATGGGAATTGCGCTGAAGGAAGCCCAGGCTGTGAAGGATAAATATATTCCACTGATACTGGGAGGTGTGGGGATCCTTGTATGCGGGATCTATGTTTTTGCAACCTGTTCCTATAATACGGCACAGGATATCGCAATGGCTGTATTTACTTCCATGACACAGGGAGTTCTGGTGGCGGGGCTTTCTACATATGTAAATCAGCTGATCAAACAGCTGGAAAAAGATGAATAGCTGCATAGAATAAAGAGAAGACAAAAAACAGGAAATTTTTTATGAATATCATAAAATTGATCAGCAAAAAGAATTGTTATATCGGCCAGAACCGGCCGGCATATATTGTAATCCATGAAACGGATAACTGGAGTAAGGGGGCAGATGCCAAAGCTCATGCCAATGCAATGAAGAATGGCAATCTGGCTGGTACCGTGCATTATTATGTAGATTCAAAATCTGTATATCAAACACTGGACCACAGCGACGGGGCCTGGGCAGTAGGGGACGGAAAAGGAAAGTATGGAATCACGAACCGGAATTCTATCAATATCGAGATCTGTGTGAACCCGGAAACGGATTATTATACGGCGGTAGACAAGACAGAACAGCTGGCGGCTCTTTTACTGAAACAGTATAGATGGGGAACAGATCGGCTGAAAAGACATTACGACGCGTCAAGAAAACACTGCCCGAGACGCCTCATGGATGAAGAAAAGTGGCCGGAATTTGTGAAAAAAACAGAATTATATATGAAAAACAAAAACTCACAAAATAAAAATGAAACAGCAGAAAGTAAAAGTACGAAAAAACCAGATACAACAGAGAAGCTGAATGTACAGCTTCCGATCATCAGAAAAAACAGTACCGGGTCTGCTGTTTCCATGTTACAGGCAATGCTGCAGGTAAAAGTGGACGGAATCTTTGGAACACAGACAGAAACTTCACTGAAAGCATTTCAGAAAAATGTAAAGATCACAGTCGATGGAATCTGCGGAGCAGAAACCTGGAAGAAAGTGGCTGAACACATGAATGCAAACCGCTGA